CGTACCAAGATTTGTTATTATCAACAGATGGTGAAATATTATAGCCTAATTGAATAAATGGAAATTTTCTGAATCTGTCTAAATATTCTTGACCATAAGTGTATGGTTTTAAACTTGTTTGATAATCAGGATTTAATCCCGTAAATACACTCAAAGTAGAATTTACTTGTTCAGGTGCTCTGTGTTGTGGTGTTTGTTCAAACCAACCACTACCTATTTGAAAGAAGTACGACTCACTATCAGTAATTGGTCTTGGGAATCCAAATTGGTCTATTGGGAATTCTTCAATAGTAATATTAACATCTCTGATTGTTGCCGTAGTCGTGAATCCAGTATATTGTACACCAAATAATGTAAATACATTTGAACTTTCTAATGTTGGTGTTTGTTCCACCAAAGTCCCACCTGAGATTTGAGCGTAATAACTATTAAATTTATCTATATTAATTCTTTGGTCAGCTAAATAAACATATTCATTGAACTCAACCAAAGCTTCAGGTGCTCCAATCAATCTCAACAAATTTTCTATTGATTTTCTTGTCCCTTTCGATTTAAATAAATAAGCTGTATTTAATAATACATTTCTGTAAAATTGGTAATTTAGCTCGTCTGGTGTTTGTGCTACAGGGACACCACTGAACATAGATTTTTCTTGATTTGTTTGACCAAAAACAGAATTCAAAAAATCAGTATTGGAAATTGGTGATATGTTTGTCTGCCATCCCAAGGTTTGAGCTAAATTTCTTAACAATTGAGAGGGGATGTCATTTCTTACATTATAATTAACAGATGTTACATAAGATAAACTTGTAATATATTTGTTAACCTCGTCAAAACTTCTACCATATATTTGAAGAACTTTGTCCATTTTTTGACCAATCGTATCAAATTCTTTGAATGCTGGTGTTGTGAAAAATCTTGACACAAGGTTAGTTCTATATGAATCAAAAGAGACACTAATATCATTCAATATTGTTAAATAATCGACAAATGTACTTGAGATGATATCTAAATTCCATAGTCCCAATATTGGCCAAGTTACTGAAGCATTATCTGAATAATAAGTTCCATCATCAGCTTCTTTAGGGATAACGAAAGATGCTGTATATATCGGTGTTGATGTTCTATTTAATAAAAAGTTTTCAACTTCGTCTAAATTTTCATTAAAAACTTTATTAACTTCACTATCATTTGGTCTTACTATAATATTTCCAAAAACACTTGTATCACCTGAAAAAGGATTACCAACAACGGTGATACTCAAATTACCCGATGTTAATGAATTTGTTGGTACTATACGTTTAACTTGATACCCAATTTCATTATAATATAAGGAATACTTGGCATATTCTAATGTCATATTCCTCAATGTTGATACTGGTATCTCTCTAAGGGATAGATTTCTAGTTGAGTTAGTTGTATAATCAATTCCAAAAGGATTTCTTATTTTAGTAAGGTCTAATTCAAACGTTGTTTCATTATATTGTAAACTGAAAACAACATTAAATGCTGTTACACCAGTGGAATAATCCAATCTTAATGTCGTTGATTCTAGTGCTGCAGGAAAATAACTAATAACTTGTGTTACTGCAGCTGACATCCTTTTGGCCATAGACCCATATAAAACAAAGTTTGTAACTTGAGTTAAATCAAAATTTGGGTAAACTTTATAGTTATTCTCAATGATAGCTTTAGCTTGATTGATATCTGTAATACCCATTGAGTCCAAACTAATCGGATTAGAAAAAGTTCCAGTGGAAAAGTTTCTATTAACTTTCTCACTTGCCGAAAGTGTAAAATTAAATGTTCCTTGTGTCAAACCCCCACCAGTAACTAATTGTAAACCAACTAGATTATTTGCAAAAGTACCAGCACCTGATGGTGTTTGAGGAGGACATGTGAATTTAGCCATTACGAAGTGATGTTAGTGAAGTTTTTACTGAAATCTATATTATTACCTCTGTCTTGTCTTACCTCAAATAGAAGCTCATTAAACTGGTCTCTGATTTCGTATAGGTTATATTGTCTGTATATGTTATTTTGACTATCGTAGTAAGTGTAGATACCATCATCAATAGATTTGGTTTGATTACCATAAAGTGCAATAGCCAACGTTGAGAAATCGTGTTCAGCAACTTCAATATCAAGGGTTATTGGATTGAAGAAAGTATTAGTTATTATGATATCTTGGTCAGGTTGACCAATGTATGGTATTGCATTCGGTTTATTAGTTGGTGCTGATGATGGTGACAATGTACAAAACAATAATCCACTATTACTATCAGTATATCTGTATCTTATCGCTTTTTGCGAAGTGTTCGTTAGATTTTGAATTACAGGTTCACAGAAAAATGAAGATGTAATTACTCTAAAAAAGTTAGGTATTTTTGAACCATCTGTGTTAAGATATTCAATTCTGAAACCAACTAAACCTTGATTTGTAAACTTGTTTCTATATTGATTTGGTACTTGATTTAAATCAATTATAATACCTCTAACATTAGGTAGTGCCGATAACACACCACAATCCAAAATTTTAGTTCTTATTTGAGTTGGTCTTAAATAAATTGTGTAAATTCCAATAACATTAAATTGGTCAGCAGGTAATTTTAAATTATATAAACCACCTAATATTTCTATGTTAGCATTTCCACCAGTACTACTATTGTTAAAGTATGGTCTCAATAATGAAACTGAATCTAATTTAGTCAATACAAAATTAGCTGTATCATCCCTTGATGGGGTATAATGTAAAATTATCTCAACGTCTTCTGGTGAAACATCTGATGGTCTTATAGTACCATAACTTGCGAGTGCCATTTATTATTCTTTTATTCTAAGTTTATATTGACTAACCTATTAATAAATATTAAAGTTACAACTTTGTAACTTTAAAAAATCCGTAGCCATAATTATCTAAATCCCCAAGATTATCAACCTCCCCCAATCTTATCATCGTTTCAATACCCGAATTCTTACCCCTTTCAACAAAAACATTTGTTTGTATTGCAGGTTCATCAATAACATTGAGTAGTGCTTCATTTTTAGTTATAGCAGAACAAACATAATCAACCTCAGACACACCACTAACGATGAATAAAGTCGTACCATCAGGATAGTCATAGTAATCAACACCATTAATAGTATATGCTGTATAACCATTTGGATTCGGTCCCCAAAAAGTACCAACAACATTGGAACTACCTGTAACTTGCCATCCGATTTTATATTTTCCTAAATAAAAATTAGGGTTATTAATTGAACCATAAACTTCCAAATCATTAAGTCCTGATTTACTATAACCTGATATGATTAAATCTGAGTTACCCAAAAATGTATTGAATCCTTCTATTGTTGTTTCACAATCTGAATCACCACTATAAATAAAATTGTAATTCAAAGCACTTCCTGACCAACTTCCACCAAGTGGGGTAAAATACGCAGTACCATTTGGATTGTTAATCGTAGTTGAAGAGAATGGTATTGTTAGTGTTTTTTGAATTGTGTTATAACCCCAAGGACTCATACCCGACATAGTTATTGTATATTCTCCAGCAGAACTATATGTGTGAGTATAAGGTGTTGAAGTATAAGGTCCAATAGTTGTTGTTGAACCATCGCCCCAACTAATTTGATAGTTCGAAAAACTCAAGTATTTTTTTAGTTCTATTTCTGATGTATTGTAAAGAATTACTGTAAAATTGTTTGGGAATATGGTTGAGCCTGTAAAGACAAAATTAGTCATTACATCTTGTTGTAATATCATTCCATCAAATACTGAATAATATCCGAAATCTACAGCTGATTGTGTAAATAAAATAGGTAATGTTAGTCCTGTTAATAAAGAAGTCCCATTAGTACCGCCTGATAAAACATTTGTCATAGAGGAGTAAACATACGTAAATCCTTCATATTTTTGTGTTGTTGAAAAAGTCGTAACACAACAAGGGTCTCCACTAATTTGTGGGGAAAATCCTCCGAAATACGGAACAATAAATAAATCGTTGGATATATTTTCAGGTGAAATTCTTATGTTATAAATTGTACTTTCCATTATAAATTTGGTGGATTAACATATTCGTACCACTTCATAGGATTTGTCGTTGTACCTATTCTATTATTATGATTTTTACCATCAAAAATTTCATATTTTTTTGTATCGTAATTCAGTTTCACTTTATTATAAAAATATATACTTGAATCAAATTGGTATTTGTTTGGTAATCGACATTGAGGTTCATTCATCATTCTTACAAAAACACCCAACTTTGCATCAAAAAATTTCATTGACATATAAAAAGTATCTAATGTCAAAAATTGTGGTACATTTAACCAATAAAAAAAGAAACCCTCTTTGTCACCAACAAAATCCAATTTATACTTTGGTATTTTAACTTGTACTGGTGCTATGTAAGGTGAAATTGACGCTGTTGTCGTAAAACCTTGTTGAGTTGGTATTATTACGGTAAAATAATTAGTTTGGTTTTTTTCGTCAGGTCTATCGTAAAAATCAAGTTTGAAAAACGAATTTGCAAAAGAGTTAGCAAAGTAATACAATTCTTTTGAATTGAAACCTTCAGCCAAATAATTATTCCCCCAAAGTGTTAAATCAGGTGAACTTGATAAAGGGCATGTTGTTGCACTCAAAGTGTTAGGATTTCCACTATAAAAGTAGAATTCGTAGTTAACTGATGTTTGTGTGTTTGTTGGTGAATATTCATTATGTGAATATCTACCAACTTCAAAATCAAATGGAATACCAATAACTTGACCCAAAACCTCATCTTCATAAAGTTCAATACTATCAGACCTTCCTAAGAAATCTTCTGTAATTTCTATTGGTATGTTTATCTCTTGTGAGGTTACTGGTAATGTTATATAATATCTGTTGTTATTCACAATTATCTATTGTTGGTTGAGTTATTATAGTTTGTTCTGTATAATTAGTTCCTTCAGGTATTATTCTAAAAGTATAATTGTCATAAGGATAATGAACACCATTTAAAAATGGATAATCATAACCCAATCCAGTTGAGTCAACAAAGCCATATGGATATAAATCCCTCCATCTAAAGGTATTTTGTGATGTTGAGAAATATGCGTAATCGGGTACACCAACTATTGTGTTAAAATTACCATCCTCAATATAATCAGAAAAAACACGTATTGGTAAACTATAAAATGGTTTATAATAATAACCTCTAGAATTGAGGTTATCTATCGTGTTTGAGTTAGTTGCAAAAACAAAAGGATTAAATCGTATTTTATGATATATGTCTACAATCATTCTTTCAGTTTGGGCAAAATTATTCCACTCACATATCTCACCATCCATCTCATCCCCCTCATTTAGAGTTTCAACATATGTAAATCCATACTGAGGTTGTGAAGTTTGAGTTGTTGTATATGTTCCAATCGGAAAATTTGTTTCAGACCTAGATTCTGAATTTTGCCACCAAGGACTAGGTTGATTAGTTGTTGTATCTAAGGGTAAATTGAATTCCCATCCTTGTTTTAATCCGTAGAAACCAGTTTGGGGTGAAATTTTAGGCATGCCCAAAGTCCATCCAAAATATCCCTTCCAAATCACCGTAAAAAATAATTCTGTTAATGGTCTTCGTTGATTGTCTAATAAAGAACCAATATCTATTTTTTTATTGAAGGTTAATGAATATGCTTGACCTCCCTCCTTAACAGAAACTCTTGCCTGGCCATCAGGGGTAAAACCACTACTTTCATACTTCTTTACATTGTTGTAACTATTTTCTTCAAAACCAGTTTTAACTAATAAAGCATCATTAACATTTGTAACTATTTTGTGTTTTCTAACATAATACTCTGAGATTGTATCAGTGACGTTATTTGGATTTAAAACTCTTTTAGCAGTTCCTTTTAGTCCAACACTGAATGTTGTTCCGGTGTATCCATAATCAACCAAATTAAAAATATACTCTTCAGAACCATAACTATAATCCCCCAAACTATAAACTTGAAATAATCTACTATTATCGTAAGTAAAATTTGAACTTAGTTGAACATATTCACCCACATCCATACCATGTTTTATTGGACATCTAAATCTTAAAACATTTCTACCATTGAAAGTTCCTTTTGTCAATACGAAGGGGATACCATCACCTACTACCCAATTAACTGTCTCATAGTAAGGATTTATATCATCAGGTATCAAAAAGGTTGCAGTGTGTTCCTTGGTATAATCATTATCATACCCATACGATAAAAAGAAATTCCAATTATACGTACTTGCACTACTTGCTACAAAATTTATATGATTATTTGGTGATGTTGTGTAACCTGAAACATTGTAATCGTTTCGTATAAAATCAAATTCATTATATAGTGGAAAACCACCCCAAGGTAAAGGTGAACTATTATTATTATATACACATCTAGAACTTATAACTTCTTCAGCATTGGTGTAATACAAGTTTCGTTCGAAAGGTCTGTAATTGGTTGTACCTGTGTAAGCATTTTTGAATACTACATTAAATTTACAAGATGGTCTGAACAAATTTGAAGCTTCCCTTTCATCTTGGAATACTTGTTGTAAATTTATATCAGCACTCCTATCGTACTCTATCAACTCACGTTGAGTACTCTTAAATGGAATCTGAAAGGATAAATCAGTATTTGGCGCTGACTTATACCTCAAAGACCCCAAAACAACTCTTGTATAGTTAATATTTCCCATTAATCAGTTATTGTATCAAATTTTATCCATTTTCTTCTAAATCTATCAAAAGAAGTTTTTCCTTTTTTCAGACCAAAATAGAAGTGGAATGGTGCACCAACAGTGATGTTGTTGTCGTCAGGATTATTGTGTGACCATAATTGTCTATTACCATCTTCATCACCATTTTGGTCTGTAGCAAAAATATAACCAGTACCTTTAGTATTACTATCATATCTAAAATATCTAGAAGTTTGTTGTAATCTGTCCATTGATTGATAGTTTGAACTAAAAAAAGTACCATTACTATTAATGGGGTTAGTAAACCAATTGTTTCCTTGAGACCCAAAAATACTCTCAGCAGCACCACCATCTGCGTTTGGTTGTATTTGCCATTGATAGAATGGAACTTCTTGCGAGAACACAGGTATATTTGAAAACCCACAAATTGAACCTAAATTAGCATTGGTGTTGATTATATTTCTTTTTGGTGATATATAATCTCTAACTTGTGTATCACTTGACCAAAATATTCCCATTACAACATCACTAGCAAACGGGCTATTGATATAAATAGGGTCTTGTCCATTTGGGTCAGTAGGATAATTTGCAGGTTCGAAAGCTGAAATTCCTAATTCGGAACTTATAGATATCATTTGGGCATAATCAGCATCAACAAGGTTTTTAAATAAATCTCTATTATTTAAGAAGAATTCAAATATAGTTCCACCTGCAGCACTCAATAATATACCAATAAAACTTAGATTTGTTAATCTACTTATTATAAGTAGATTTAATATCTCACTTACATCAGAATAAGATGAATCATCCATTCTGTTAACAACATAACCATCAAATTCATCAGAAAAAACAAGTTCTTGTAAAAATTGAGACCTAGGACCTAAATCTAACATAGTTGTTGGGAACTTCAAGTTCCTATCATTCCCACCGAAAGGGATACCAGGTACGAAAGGTAATATGTTGAAAGTACTTGGTGGTGCACCAATAAATCCAGTCGTTGTTCCAGTTACGTATGGACTACTTCTATAATAAAAATTGTTTGTTGGGTGTAGATATAATGTCCTACGACAATATTGACTACGTGGTACATTATTAGCATCAAAAATTCTGTCATTTTTAAATGCAAACGCATACAAAGAACCATTAATCCAATTATTAACGAATAAATGAGACCACACATTTCTACAAGCACCGAAATTAACTAATAACCTTGATGTCCATTCATTAACAATTAAAAGGTCAGCAGGTAGTGATAACAAGATTTCTGAAATAAGTTGATAACATCCGTTTTTCATTATTTTTTTTCCAGTCACACCATTTGTGTAACAAATGTTATCATCAGGTTTTATTGAAATTTCGTTGTTCGTACCTACAGTATAACAAAATAATGGTACTGCATTCTCACAAGTAAATGATTCAAAAACAGGATTGGGAACTGACTCAGAGGTAACTAAATCTAAATTTGATGGGTCAGCTCCTCCACCAATGAATGATGCTGTACCAGTAGTTCCTTGAGCTAAACCACTATCACTTAATCTGAACAAACTAAAGATTAGATTACTTTGTAATGGTAAGCTATTTCCTTGTACATCAGTAACGGTTGATGAAGTTGGTAATCTATCTGAACGCATTATTATTTTTCTTGCATTCGTAGGTGTTGTTGCCGCTTGGAAATTATACGTATTGTTGTATCTTGGGGCAAAGTACCAACCATCAGCATAAAAATCAAATACTGCACTTGTAATACGAGATTTTTCTTGTCCCATCAAAGAACCACCATCTATAATTTCATTAACATAGTATCCTCTCGTATCATAAAGATAATCATTAGGTAATGCCCCAAAATAATCACGATTACAGCCTGATGTGTTTGAACCAGCAGGAAATGTACCTAAAAATGAATCAATTTCAACAGAAAACCCCCAATAATATGGTGAATTACCCCCTTGAAATGGTAAGGTTGGGTTTGCGAATTGATTAATGGTTGCCGCATGACTTTTCACCCTCAAAACTTCTGAGTTGTTGTAAAACACTGAAGGTGTTTCAGCAAATCTACTTAAACTAATTTGACTTGTTGATGGTACATCGTTTGGTCTAAAACTTGCAGGAACAGATGAGTCCAAACTAGAATAATAACTTGGCATATCAGAAGTAAAACTACTAAATTTAGCCAAACCACTTGTGGACAATTCAAAATTAAAAGAATTATAGTATAGTGGTATTCCCGTTATTATATCTGACGTAGATAAAATATTTTGGGTTGTGCTTGTTATCCCAAAACTATGTCTCACAGCCCTTAGACCATTTAGATTATTATTATTATTTGATGCTTGTATTGGTATATTAAGTTTATAATTACCTCTAACTATAACGTTACCTTGTGGTAGTCCGTTAACATCCAAGTCATATCCGAACAATCTACTCAAATCATATTCACAAGGTTGTCTGGTTGAATATGGGTCAACACCTCTTACAAGAAAAACAATAACTTGTTCAGTATTTTTTTTATACAATTTCATAGGATTGTATAATCTTGCTGGCGGGAACTGTTGATGTGGTGGTGATGGTGGATAATAACTATAAGAGTAAACACCATTTACCTCTCTTAACAATGTATCATTACCTAAAGTACGATGTGGTAATGTTTTATTATTACTTAAACTTGCTGACTGACATTGACCAGTATAATTTGAATAGGTCATAGCTGTAATTACTTGGAAATACTCAATATCCATAGGAAACTTATGGAATTGTGGGTCTCCTGAGAAAAATAAGTCATAACCCCCTAACACTGAGATAGAACCATTACCATTTGGATTTGCATATGATAATTGTACATTTTCTATAGGTTGTTGACGATATGTTGAACCAGTTACAGCACCAGTTCCATATTGATTTAATTGTGTAAAACCATTAATATTTATATCCGAACTTAAGTTCGGGTCTTGGAACGTAATAATTTGACCAACTGGAAAATTTGATAAAGTATTTTCTTTACAAGAAATTACTAACATATTATCCAAATGGAATTTTGTAAGTGGATTATTATTTGGTGTGTTGAAAGTTACTTTAATTCTGTTTACACCTCCACCAGGATTTGTTATTTGATTCTCATCGAAATATTTAGCTTTTACGTTAAATAAATTAATTCTTTCCGCTAAAGTGAGGTTGTTAGTAAATAAAACTATTTTTGTTGGGTCTTCAGGTGTACTAACAGAAGGACAAGTAGTATCTGTTCCAAAACTTGAAAATTGGGGGACTCTTGCCTTACCTGATGGTTCATCACGAGTATATGCAGCACCAGCCAATAAAGCTTGTATACCACTTCTAAACTGAACATCAACATCTTTGACATCATATTGGGTAGGTAACATATATGTTGATAAAATACCATTTCCACCCGTTTCTGTGGCTGCTGCGACATAATTACCTGAGGATTGAACACTTGATGGTGGGGTACTTAACTCACCTCCTGGTTCACAAGAACACAATTCACAATTGGGATAAACTAACAATGGTAAATTTATATTCAATATTTTTTTATACAAATTGAACATATCGTCCATAATTTGATTAATCTCTTCAGGGTCAATACAATCAATAGGTTCCAAACCAGCACCTAACCAATTCAAAAAAGCGACAATTCCCGCAATAACATAACATATTGGTAAAACGATATATAAAATAACCCCAACAATAATTCCAAATACGAACCCTAAAATTGCAACCAAAGCAGCAACAATATGAATTATAGGAACTAAACCAAATAAAATTGGTTTAAAAATAAACATAGCCACAAGTGCTAACAAATACAATAAATCAAATCTATAATTTGCATCATTGTTTGGAAACTTTACGTTATCACTTTCACACGCATCATCTAAATTATTTTTTATTCCAACGAATTCATTCGGTAAAAATCCCCTTCTATATTGGTCAATTAGTTGTGATACAGTGTAAACTTTGTTAAAAGACATTAAATAAAATGTATCTTCGCAATTAATTGCAGTTTGAGGGTCAACATAATCATTCCAATCTAAACTAAAGGAATACGATTTTTTTGCTAATTCATTGTTTGGATAAAAGTTTGGGTCAATAGTTGGTGGTATTGATAATGGGTTAGTTATCCAATCTTGTATAACTAAGGGGTCTTTGTCCACATTTACTTCCCAACCATATTCTCTAACATTTGGAACTAAGAAATAACCTCTTTTTATGTCCTCAGACAAAGTAGGTGATTGATTCCATTTAATTTTAAATCGATATTTTCCTCTTGTCGGAATACCAACTTTTGGGTCATTAGAAATTACTCTTTCACCAAACTCATTAGTTGTGACATAATCTAAATTCATAGGTACGTCAACCAACCAAGCACCATTATCGTCAATAACTTGACCTCCTGATTCCAAAGGGAAAGTTTCTAAAACAGGTCTTCCTGTATCATCATTAAATATTGTTTGTCTAATTGCTAATATTTCACCAGGGCCTGCAACTAAGTTACACAAATCACCACTTCTTAATTTTGGTCTGCATCTCTGAGTTTGAAATTGGTCGTTACCATTTGAGAAAATACTACCCATAAAAATTGCTGTTGGCGTAATTTCTATACCTGATTCCTCTGTAATATCGAAATCAGTTCTTGTAATTCCAATAGTACAAACTTCAGGTTGACCCCACAATGGCTCAACATTAATTGTTCTATTAAGTGTTATTATTTGTGGTAATGTATTTAGGTCGGTCGATGTTCTGAATTCTGTACCAGCAACTTGAGATTCGGTCGCAACACCCAATCTAATTAAATCTTGGGGTGATAATGAAAACTCACCAATATCAGATAAGTCAATATCAACGTGAATTGTTTGAGTACCTAATGGAACACCAAATATTAAAAAGTCCCCACTATCATTTGTTTTTACCGTAAATTTATAATATTTGTCGTAAACTTCTATTAAATTTGGGTCTGTAAGTACATCTATTCTGTCAGGAAAAGAACCAGTCGGGTTATGTCCACTATGTGATTTAACATAAGGTAATAGATTATATCTATAACCATCTTCATTAGTATCACTTAAAAGTTTATAGGGATATAAATCAGATATAATAGGATTGTTTTCATCCTCATTGGATAGAGGGATGAAAATAGACACTTTACAATTTGGTAAACCGAACCCTGAATTAGCGGTAATTCTTCCAGCAACAACACCATAATCTGAACATAATCTAGTGTAAATTTGACTTTGAAGAATCTTTAATGAAAGGATTTCTAATTGTTCGAAATCTTGTTCTAATAGTACATTTACGTACTTATCCTTACCGACTTCGGTTCTTATTCTATATGATTGAGACATTAATTATCTTTTGAAATAAATAGTTTATACGTTCATTTCAAAAAGATAATTCAATACAATTCAAAATAAATCTTTACGAAAAATTGACCGTACTCAAATTCTTAACACGCACACTAATATCTTTACCAGGATATCTTACTTGATAAGTTTGACTAGGTTCTGCAAAAATTGTGTCATCTATTAATTCAATCTGTTTAGTTTCACTATCTGAATACCTTTGTGATGTTTGAGATGATGAATATTCACCACCTACTTTATTAAACACCGATATGTTTGATAGAGTTATTACACCATTCTGTGATTGTAATATTCTTCTTAATTCTGATATATTAACATTTTCACCTAAGTTTCTAACTGAAGGTGACATAAAATTAGTTACATTATCAACGATTTGAGTTATTACGGCACCTTGATTCTGACTATTATCTAAAACAACATCTATCGTAAATGCTAAGTCGATTACATTCGCAGTTTCGATAGAAATGTAGTCATTAATCATTCTATAATTCGATAAGTAATTAGCTACGTTATTTTTGAGTGTGTTTGAAACCACCTCAGTCAATCTACCAGTTTCATCATAAGACAACATTTTAATTTTAATTTTATTGTTCTCCTCTGTGATTGTAACCTTGGCTGGTGCTCCAAATTGTGAAGGCATTGTTCTTATTAATGATTCATAATCATTAATTGTAACAGCTCTGTTTTGTGCTGAAAAGTTGAATGTCACTAAATTTCTTACTTCTTCGGTAGTTGGTGCTGGTGCTCCTCCAATTGCTGCAGTGACATTTGTACAAGACAAAGAATTAATTACACTTGTATTTACCGAAGTTGAAGGTCCGTTGACATTAAAGTTTATTGTACCTATCTGAGTAATTACGTTTACGCCTAAATTACTTCCAGTACCTCCACCTATTCTATATTGAATGAATAGTGTACTATTAGCTTTCAATGTACTACCTAAAGCAAAGTTGTTTGAATATTTGTATAAGTTTAATTCAAAACCATTTCTAGCAAATTCTCTTAATTGTTCGTCTGCTGATTGACTACCACCACCAAAAGTTAATTTACAGAAACCCTCAGGTGTAAATTCTGATATAAATTTTGTATTTGTTTGAACATATTTTCCTACCTTAATACCAGGATTGTCAGATACTTTGGTTGGGTCTTCGATGAATACCCTATCTTCAACCAATGCTTTAACTTCATACCATCTATTTTCTAAACCTAAAAATTCTTCAGCTGTAGGGACATTTGCATATTGAGTACCATCTTTAAGTAAAACACTCGTTACACCTAAAACGTTTCTTTCGGGTAAAAACAACTCAAAAAAAGGTTTTATGTCATTTGCGGTAATAACTCTCTTGAATACCTTTGTAGTACCATTTACTACAGTTTCTCGTTTTACTATGGTGTAGTTTAATAATCTATTATTAGAATCAAAATTTGGTATTTTTAATCTATTTGGAACACCATCCGAACTTATTGGCGAAGCAAAATCAATATCACTCACAGTTTCAAAAACTTGACCAGCCCCATTAACCTGAGACCCTCTCCTTAAAATACCACAATATCTTAAGTCCTCAGTATCACCATAAACAGGCACTGTTATTGAGAAATCAACCAATGCCACAGAAGGTCTTTGACCAGGTACTTTCAGTCCATAAGTTCTTGCTATATTAAAAATGGAAGACCTTTGTTGTGCATATTGTAGTACGGTTTCTTGTACACTTCTATCTATATTGTATTGTAAGTTATCTGAAACCGCAGCATTTAAATCCAATAGAGCCGAAAATATTGAGGCATCATTGAAATTATCAATTAGGTCTGGGTAATATGTTCTTGTAAAATTAATAAGTTCCGTTCTTATGGATTGGAAATCTCTGGTTGTATATGATATTTTTTTGTTAGCCATAGAATTATATATTAATAATTACAAAGTCACTACTTTCAAAAGCAGTATCAGTTGATATGTAGTCAATTTTTATTTTTGCTGTGTGTTCCATTTGTCCAATACCTGGTACTCTAAACTCTCTTTGGTTATCTTCATTTATGTAGTATCCTTTATCTTCTTCACCCTCCGAGGCAGGTGTTATAGTCACATTTGTTATTGTTATACCAGGTATGAATTCCGCAACAGAATCTCTAATTTCTGATTCTAAATCAGAAAAAGTAGGACCATCCAAAGGTTCGAATAGATACTCATATAATCTTGTTCCAAAGTCAGGTAAATAATATCTTGTACCTTTTCTAGTTAACAATAAATGAATTAAATTACTTCTGATTTCTTGTTCAGTTGTTTGAGATAAACTTAAGTAATTTCCTTCATAAGAATCCTTGAATGGGAAATTTATACCATATGTAAAACCATTTGCCATAACAATAAATATATACCCTATATTTTTTCTATAAATACCATAAAACAAAAAATCACGACTTAAGGTCGTGATTCTTATTTTTAAGATGAACATCCAAAACATTCAAAAGGTGAATCCGTTGGTTTGTTTGTAACTGGTTCAACGTGGGGTAATGTTGGTGTTACTTTCGGTTTATCCATCTTAGATATATCCATAGCCAAGTGTTTTGCTCCTGTTGAGATTGCTTTTGTTCTCACATAATAACAAAGTGTTTTTAAACCTTTTTGCCAAGCGTGGAAGTGAGATGAAGTAATCTTCGATAAAGTAGGATTACCCATATAGATATTCATTGATTGTGATTGGTCAATGAAAGGTCCTCTATCTGCTGCCATATCAATCAACTCTCTTTGAGATATTTCCCAAATCGTTTTGTACTTCTTAATCAAGTGTTCAATTCTTTTAACCTTTTGATTGTACTTCTTATCTTCTGTGTCTAAGTAGTTGTTGAAATTAATATTTTGGATTGACCCCTCATTATAAATGATTTCATTTTTAAGGTCTTCTCCCCATATTCCAAGTTTCTCAAAGTCACTGATTAGATACTTGTTAACAATCATAATTTCACCACCAACTACACGTCTGTTAAAGATAGCTGAGTGAGCAGGTTCTGTCATTTCGTATGAACCAGTAATCTTAGCTGAACTTGCTACAGGCATTTGTGCAGTAAACAATGAGTTACAAATACCATATTGTTTAACATTTGACTTTAATACTTCCCAAGGCCATCTACCTGATAAATCAGATTCTGTTAGTCCCCACATATCAAATTGGAATTGTCCTTGTGACATTGGTGAACCATCGAAGAAATCATATGGTTTATAATCACCATCAATTACCAACCTATTACTTTCGGTGATTGCGGCAAAATAAATTGTCTCAAAGATATCTTTGTTTAGTTGTTTTGCTTCGTCTGAAGTAAACTCATAATCCATAAGATAGAATACATCCGCTAAACCTTGAGTTCCAATTGCAATTGCTCTTTGTTCTTTACCACCCTTTTCACCTTTTGAAGTTGAATAGTTATTAATATCAACAACTTTATTAAGGGCTCTAACAACCTTTCTTGTTTCTTCATAAAGAAGTCTAAAATTAAACTCACCATCTTTTACAAAGTTTTTCAACACCATTGAAGATAGAGTACAGATAGCTGTAGTTTTCTCGTCAGTAAATTGGTAAATCTCGTTACAAAGATTTGATTGTTTGATAACCCCAATGTTCTGATGATTAGTTTTGTTGTT